TGGTGTAAGCGTTTGGCACTTTTAGTTAGCGTACTGTGGGTGGTTATTGGGCTGATCTATATTATCTATAAAGGTTTTAGAGAAGAACCCAAAGCTACATCTTCTATTATAGTTACAATTTTAGTTATAATATCATTGTTGGCTATACCCGGATTGATTATTGAATTTCTTTCGGAGAATACGGATGGTTTTGGTATTATACCTTCCATCTTAATTGTGATAAGTTTGTTTGCAGCAATAATTGTTGCTATTGTATGCATTATCAATCGAATTGATAAAACAAACGCACAAAAGTGTTCGCCACAAGTTGTGCAAAAAATTCGAGATGACAGAAAGAAGGAGATCGTTGAGTCTCTATACCGTAGCGGATACCCACATATTGACATAGATTCGATTGAAGAATTATTAGATTCTCCAATTAGCCCATTAAACAATAGCAATACCAAAGAAGTCCCTTTAAGTGTTTGCTATAAATGGATGTGCAGACAGGCGACTTGGAGAATTGAAAAGCTCAAAAACGAAGAACTTTCTCAAAAGCTGGGTGTACCATTAGATATTATCCCAATTGACAATGAATTGTCTACAGGCGAGGCATACCTTAAACGCACATTATTAGTGAAGGACTATTTGCTAAGACAGAGAGGGTTGAGGTATCAAGCTCTTGCCGATGGACTTCAGTTAAAATATAAGGATAAATATCTAAATGAGTCAGACGAATACTACACCATCTTCAACCACTTTGTAGACGAGTATATCAGCGAACATCAGTAACAAAGGACACCCCAGAGCGGGGTGTCCATTTTCGTAGGAAGGAGTTGAGTGATACTGGTAAAATACATTTACACATCGCCTAATCAAAAAATCATAACTACAAAGAAAACAATTTCTGATGATACACACATATATGGAATTTGTAATATTGATGCTACACTTACGGCGGCAAAAGAATTGACAGATCGTGCATTTAAGTTATATTTGCGTATGTCGTTACACCAAGATGGTTATACATATGCGCTAAGTCCTATTGAAATTTACAACAGCATTGGTATGTCGGATAAAAGATATCGAGATGCAGTGAATGAGCTAATAGCAAAGAATTACCTTGTGCAATCTGAAGATTATAAGAATGTTTTTGTATTTTATGAGAACCCTCACTCTTGCAATGAACCCAAAGATACAAAACCAAGCATCAAAGTAACAGTAAAAGTTTCCGTATCTTCGGTATAGGAAGGAGTTTTATGTGTACAGAGACGAGATTTCAATAGGCACATTTTGTCTTGATGTATTAGCGGCAAGCGAATATCAAGTAGATGTTAACGCTCTGCTTGGAGTTTGCGGAGCTTCGCCGGTTCATGTACATTATAAAACCGACAAAATTGTTGTCACAGATACTTGCCCGGAGTCTATCCTTTTGGCAAGTGGAGATAATTACATTACCATTAGCCAGATACAAAAGATTATAAGAACGATTGCCGAAGACGGCAAAGTGACCTATGAAATCGTTTGTGGAAGGCTCAAATCACTCGAAACAACCGTGAAAATCGCTCAAATCTAAAAATTTTTCAAAAATTTCGCAATTATTCTTTATAATAGTATTGACAAACCTCACTTTTTATGTTATTATACATACATCAACACAATTATAAAGTTTAGAAGCGAGGTTTGAAGCGTGTATAATACACAGGTTGAAGAGAGAACTCCCCGTATAGGGGAAGTATATAATATGTACTTTAGCGGAACCGGCTCGGAGCAGTCTGGCTGGCGTCCGGGAGTTGTGTTCCAGAATAATATCGGCAATGTTAACAGCCCGAATATCATTGCTCTGCCGTTAACATCGTCGCTCAAGAAGTTGTATATGCCTACTCATGTATTGGTGAAGTCTGTCGATACGGGTCTAAGACGCGATAGTATGGTTATTTGCGAGAACCCTGAGAAGATGTCCAAGGAGAAAGTGGGCAAGTTCATTACAACACTACCCCAAAGTTATATGAAGGAAATTGCGATTGCTAACCTTATTGCAACCTCTGCAATCTCCTTTATAGATAAAGACTCACTAATTTTAGTATGGGAAAAAGCAGTTCAGATGAACTGTGTTGCATAGGGGGAAGTGTTTGTATGTATAACGAAAACCAAAAAAGAGCCTTTATTGAATCACACACGAACAGCGACAAGACTATGGCGAAGATTGTCCAGATTTTCTCTTGGTTTGAACCGTATGAGGAAGACTGGGGTTTAGATCTTTCCCAACAGAGTGCGGAAAAACTGCAACCTGTGGTCAATGAGTTGACGGGTGTCCGCAGCAAAAGCACCGAGCTTATCCTTATTATATTAAAGGAATATGTGAAGTGGTGTGGGCGCAGCGGGTACGAGGTTAGTAGAGGTATCTTTGATGTCAGAATCAACACCATTGACAAGATACAAAATCAAATGGTGGCATCTCCCCTCCATCTTAAAGCAAAACTTGACGAGTTTTTTGAGCCGGTGGAGGAAGAAACAATTGATATCACTTATCGAGTTTTCCTGTGGATGGCGTTTGCGGGTCTTGATGATAAAGACGCGATAAGAGTAACCGCAGACTGCGTGGATCTGAAAAACTTTCGTATCAATTTCGAGGGTCATAGCTACGAGATATACAAAGAGTGTATTGAGGATTTTAAGAAAGCCTGTGATTTAACTGACTTTCAGTACAAACACCCTAACTATATCACGCGTAGAGATCGCGCAGACGGCAATTTGATAATGCGAGGTATCCGCACACCAACTGTTGACCTTAAAACAATTCGACCTGTTATCAATAAGAAATTCGGCGCTGACGACACCGAGGAAACAAGCGGTCGTCAGAAAAGCCGTATCTCATACAAAAGGATCTACCTTTCTGGTATATTCTATCGTGCATACGAAAGAGAGCGTGCTGGCTTGCCGGTTGACTTCTCTGAGTTTATTGCAAGGTCAATAGAACGCAAGGAAAAAACGAAGAAATACACAGTTACCAAAACAAGGACTCTCACTACGATAGCAAATACAATCGAAAGAGAATATCTTGCTGACTATGAGAAATGGAAATGTGCTTTCGCAATGTGATTAAGATTTCTGACAACTAAACAATTTCGTTACGAAGAACAAGGAGACAAATCAACTCCTTGTTCTTTTTCGATACATCAATACAATTATAAAGAATAAGGAGAATAACATTGACCGAGTTTATTATCGCAAGCGTTTCAGACGCAGACAGATTTATTCAATACGATAAGCTTGGAAAAATGTGTATTACCAATCGGCGAGAGAAAGCCGCAAGGTTTTCCGACTCAGGTAAGGCTTGGAGAGTTCTCACCACCCAAATGTCAAAGAAAAAGAGAGATGGTTGGAAAGTAGTCGCTTACGAAGTCGAGCCTGCAAAGGTTGAAGAACCACCAGTAAACACAACACAGAGGTTTAGAGCAAACATCGACACCTCTGCGGTTTCCGATGAAGACTTCAACTGGGAAAAAGTCAGATGCAATATAACGGAGTCATTCTCAGAAATTATTGCGTACAAGGAGCGATTATCCGCAAAGCTAAATCAGATTGAAGCTGAGCTTTGTGATTGCGAACACGCTTGTGAGTTCTTCAAGTGTGATGCAGCGCACGGATATAAGCTTTATGCAATGATTAGAGAGCGTCGTATCAAGCGCAGATACTACAAAGACGAATTATGGAAAGCAAATTCTGTGCTTGGTATGAGTTATTCAGATATAGCAAATGGCGGTATTGAAAACGCCTTTAAGGAAATTAACGAGCAGGCTTACGAGCCGAGGGTTTTGAAGGAACTTTTCAGCGACGCTTTACAACCCGTGCTGGTTAAGGATAATACATAATTCAAGCGAAAGGAGGATTATGATGCACAGACATAAGATTGAGCTTGTTACAACAGCAGATATTGTTGAGTTCGTAAACATCGCAACAAGCGAAACAGGTAGTGTTAAGTTAGTCGATGACACAGGTTTCTGTGTGAACGGCAAAAGCCTACTTGGTGCTATGGCGACAGTTGAGTGGAGTTCCCTCTACTGTGTTTCTGAAAACGATATCTACTCTAAGATCTCAAAGTTTTGTGTTTCATAAACTCACAGATGAAAAAGATCAAAGAGTTCTTTAAGAAGCTGGATTTGAAAAATAATCCGAACACTGTTTTAGCAATCATTTTAGAGATTATCTTGATTGGTGATGTCGTGATTGGTGCAATCAAAGGTGTTACCCTGTTTGGTTACATTTGTGTTGTGCTTATCGCAATGATGTATGTCGGTTTAGCCGAATACAACAATAGACGATACCAAAATCTCAAAAATAAAAAATGATTATAAAACTACTATTTCATAATTCGCTTAAAAAATGATTATAAAATTCGTGTTTTATACAGTTGTTTAATAGGATGATATATAAAATGAATGTTATCGAATACAAGAAAATGATTGATGAATATAAGGGTTTGTCTTCTGTTTTAGAAAAACTAATAGAAGATAAGGTTGTAACAGATGTAGCAACTTTATTAGCCATTCAAAAGTGTGCTGATATTATTAACAACCTTGCAATCAATGGCGAAGATGAATTAAAAAAGATTGATTTGTCTTGGAAACCAACATATTCAACAATTAGCAAAACAAATATTGATACTTAATTGTTGTTGGTGATTATGGTGCTTTTATTGAGTTTTCAAAAGAAGCAATCGCAACTGATTTTGTCATTCAACCCGGACAGGAATATCGGGTTAATGATGATAAATACAAAAACAGAGTTAAGTATATTTGGCTCACCGTTTGTGACGGTAGTGGAGTTAAGATATATCAACAAAAACGAAAAGTGACCTACGCAGACTATAAGGCACGCAAGTATTATGTCAGCGTACATGAAGTTTTAGAAAGGAATGTGGATTCAGTATGAAGTACTATGTTGTATCTGATGTTCACGGCTACTTCTCTTTGATGAAGCAAGCCTTACAAGAAAAAGGTTTCTTTGATGACAAAGAACCACATAAACTAATTCTATGCGGCGATATGCTCGACAGAGGCGAAGAAGCTCTTGAAATGCAAGAGTTTATGCTTGACTTACTACATAAGGACGAGCTGATCTTTGTCAGAGGTAATCACGAAGACTTAATGCTTGAAATGTTGAATAGGTTTGAGGACTACCGTTGGGAAATCTCTCTGGGAGCCTCTCACCACAACAGTAACGGCACTTGGGATACTGCCTTACAACTTAGCCGTATGGAAGAAAACAACGCTCTCCGCAACACGCAGGAGTTTATATATAAGGTTATGGAATCAGGTTTCTACAAGGAGTTAATTCCGGCAAGCGTAGATTACTTTGAAACCGATAACTACATCTTTGTTCACGGCTGGATCCCCTGTATTACAGAGGATATGCCTGCTTGGTATCGTCGAAACCGTCATTACAAGTTCAATCCCGACTGGCGAAATGCCAGAAAGAAAGATTGGGATAACGCAAGATGGTTTAACGGTATGGAATTGGCAGAATTACACGATGTCGTTGAACGAGGTAAACAGATTGTCTGTGGTCATTGGCATACTTCCTATGGTCATTCAAGACTCGAAAACAAGGGTAGCGAGTTTGACAGTGATGCAGATTTCTCTCCATTCCAAGGAAAGAACATTATTGCAATTGATGCGTGTACGGCTCATTCAGGGTTAGTCAATTGCTTGGTTATTGAGGATTAACATTATGGAAATGACAGATGTTAAACTCACATTTACAATTCCGTATGGTAAACCCAACAAAAACGGTACGATTTTTACCGAAGAAGCTGTGATGGCAGCGGTTAGTACCCTTCCTCTAAACCTTCCTATTAAACTAAGTAGTGATGGTTTTTCAAAGGTAATCGGAAATACGACTGGTAAATGCCATTTAGTTCGTTGGGATCCTGATACGCAGACTTGCCATATAACAGTCGATGGTAAGTTGTATGCAGGCGGAATTGAGGGCGTGGTTAATGAATTTGAGGGTAACGAAATCAAGAATTTTGATATCCGAGCATTCAGTCTAACCTCTGAATGAAGACTGATTTTATAAATTTTCGATTTAAGCGGTGGTTAAGAATGGCGAAATATCCATTCTTTCCACGGCTGAGTCAAATACTCTGTACTTACTAATCATAAGAGGTGACAGTATGGATAATGTGGATTTGTACGTATGTTGTGGCAGCATTATACCAGAGGGTTCTATGGTTTGCCTTGACTGCGCCAGAAAGTATGAGAGCGTTTCAGAAAAAGACACCATAGCTTTTATTGAAGAGCTTTGTGGTATCAAACTATATTGGTACCAACGACTTCTCTTAAAAATGCTTGAACGCTCAATCAAAAATCCCCGAAAGGGTTTACATAGATATCTTTGAACAAAAGGAGGTATTTAATGGATATTCAAGAATTGAAAGCTGAGTTTCTGGATATTTGCAAAACCACTATTCAAAGAGACGGCATCAATGAGTTGATTGATTGGCTTGAGGCGAGTGATTTCTTCGTCGCACCGGCAAGCTCAAAGTATCACGGCTCTTATGCAGGTGGTCTTGTGGAACACTCACTTAATGTTTACAAATGTCTAAAACAAGTTGTTGAGAAGTATCCAGAGTTAAACATCAGCGATGAAACAGTCGCAATTGTAGCGTTGTTCCACGATTTGTGTAAAGCCAATTGTTATAAGATTGGTTTCCGTAATGTTAAAGACGACGACACAGGTCAGTGGTACAAGAAAGAAGTTTATGAAATTGACGAGAAATTTCCTATGGGACACGGCGAGAAAAGCTGTATTATCATTCAGTGGTTCTTAAAACGCTTATCTACTGACGAGCTATTAGCTATCCGTTATCATATGGGTGGTTTTGATGCTATCGTAAAAGGCGGAGACTTCGGTATGAGTAAGGCTTATGAAATGTGTCCTCTCGCTCCGATGCTACATCTTGCAGATATGGAAGCAACCTATCTGCTTGAGAGCAGAACGAGCGAGTAAAAAATTTTTTCCGTCAATACAATTATAAAGAATAACAGGGAGGTTTTTATGGCAGAGACAATGAACATTTATCAGAAGCTTGCCAAAATCCGCAAACCCGTAGAGGTTTTGCAAAAGAACAAGTCTGGTTACGGATATAAGTATGTAACCGAAGATGTCATTCTTTCCAAAATCACTGGTCTTATGGGTAAGCTTGGTGTTTCCCTTGTGCCCAACATTTCTCAGGGCACGATGAAAGTCGAGCCTTATGGCTACACCAAGACAAAATCTACAAAGACCGGCGAAATTTATGAGGAACGAGTTAACGAGATCCTTGTAAGTTGCGATATGGAATGGCATTGGGTTAACAACGAAAATCCTGCCGACAGAGTTGTAGTTCCGTGGGCTATGGTTGGACAACAGTCCGATGCGAGCCAAGCATTTGGTTCTGGTTTGTCATACGCATCCAGATACTTTATGCTCAAGTACTTCAATGTAGCAACATCCGACGATGACCCCGACAATTGGAGAAGCGCTCAGAGAGAAGCCGAAAATGCTGAAGATAGAGCGATTGCTGAACAGATCGTTGAGCAAATTCACCAGATTGTAACTGCCCATTTAGAGGGTAATCCCGATGATAAGCAGGCGGTTGTAGCAACAATCAAGAAGTACGCAAAGACAAAAGGTGGTAAGGCAAGTGCCAACTACTACGATATTGAAGACCCGGTGGTTGCAAGTAACCTCTTGAATGAGATTACCGAAAAGTTCACTGTGGCAGACAAGGAGAAATAATACATATGGGATTTCGTAAAGACGCTTGGGCTTCTGTTTGGAGCGTTGAAGAAGGCAGAGGCAACACAATGAAGGTTCGTATCTCTACGAGCCGTAAGAAGAAAGATTCCGATGAATATGAGCAGGACTTCTCAGGTTTCTGTACTTTCATCGGCACAGCAAAGGCTAAGGCTGAGAAGCTGAAGCCAAAGGATAGAATCAAGTTGGGCGATGTTGATGTCACCACTTGGTACAACAAAGAAAAAGGTGTTGAGTATGTCACCTACAAGGTATTCGATTTTGAAACCTCAAATGGTTCTGGCAGCTCCGATGCACCCGCCAAATCTACAAAGAGCACCAAGAGTGCTAAGAAGTCTTCCGGTCTTGAAGATACAGTAGAAGACGGTGATATGGATGACAATTTGCCATTCTAATTCACAAGAATACTGGAAAGACATTCCGGGATACGAAGGAATATATGAAGCATCAACATTTGGTAGGATAAGAACCTCAGAAGGTAAAACAACATATACAGAACGACACGGATACAGGCGTTGGAAACAACGAGTGCTTCGTTGTCGCGGAAATTATAAAACCGGATACAAGGTATCGCTATGGAAAGACGGAAGTTGTAAAGAATTTTTAGTAGCTCGTTTGGTTGCGATGACTTGGGTTGATGGGTATGCAGAAGAATTAACAGTGAACCACATTAACGGCAATCGTTATGATAATCATATTCAAAACTTAGAGTGGATTACAAGAGAAGAAAATATCACAAAGGGTTTTGAGATTGGATTATACAGCACTGTAAAGAGTGTCCAAATGCAAAATATGGAGAACCAAGAAGAAATTTTGACATTTAATTCTATGTCTGCCGCATCACGATTTCTCGGTCACAATGTAGGTTATTTATCCAATGAGATGAAGAAAGGGCGTACTATTTTTGGGAAATACAAAGTGTGCTGTTAAAAGCAGAAAATACTCTCATATCATCGACGAGATGACTTGGAGCTACTCCCGCATCACCGCATACGAAGATTGCCCATATCGCTTTTACTTAAAATACATAAAGAAAATCAAAGGAGTCAGACACTTTTTCTCAGATTATGGCTCCTTTATGCACCTTATAATTCAAAAGTTCTTAACTGGCGAATTAAAAAAATCAGAGCTTGTCGGCTACTATCTTACGAACTTTCGCAGGAATGTAGTCGGCAAAGCTCCGAGCCAAAGCATATTTCAGAATTATTTTCAACAGGGTTTAGAGTATTTGAAGAACATTCAAATGCCAGACGACGATATTATCGGAGTCGAAAAAGAGGTTTCTTTTAATCTGAACGGCAAAGACTTCATCGGCTACATTGATAGGGTTTCGAGAAGCGACGGTATTGATATCACAGATAATAAATCAAGGGCTTTGAAACCACGATCAAAGCGAAAGAAGCCTACCAAAACAGACGAGGAACTTGATAAGTATTTGAGACAACTTTACATCTACTCTATCCCTATTGAAGATGAATTTCACGAGTGTCCAAAACGATTGTGTTTTAACTGTTTTAGAACGCAAACCGACATTGTTGAACCATTCGATAAGGATGCTTATGAAAGCACGAAGAAATGGGCTTTAGATACAATCGAAACTATCTCACAGGAAGAAAATTGGAAACCTAATATTGAGTGGTTCCGATGCAGGTATTTATGTGATGTGTGCAATGAGTGTGAATACTATCAAATGTTTGGAGAAGAAAAATGATTTTACATTACAAAAGTATCGGAGGTGATGCTTGATTGAATGTATGCGATATCAAGAATATTGAAAGCGAAGCAGGTATCATTGCTTCCATTGTAATGAAACCAGAGCTTACATTTTATTCAGAGCAACTAAAACCAAACCATTTTTCCGACTCACAGAACGCCTATATTTACTATGCGGTTTGTGAGCTTGCAAAGCGCGGAATAGAAAAGGTGGACGCTTACAATATTACAAACATTTTGAATATGAAAGAGGCTACCAAAAAGCAAACAGAAGTTATTACGATACAGGCTCTAAACGACCTCATTGAGATCGCTAAGGTTATTGCCAGAGAGTCAGTTGAGGAATACAAACTTCTCGTTGCAAATGTCTTAGACGCTGCTTTCAGAAGAGATACATACAACAAACTCGTTGAGTGTGAGCGACTATGCTTTAACAGTTCAGAAGCTGATATTGAGCAGAAGATTTACTCAGCACTTGACGATGTAATGATGGAGTTCTCGACTACTACTGAGGTTCCTCAGTATAAAGATGTCGTTGACTCTCTCTGGGGAGAAATCGAAGCCAGACAAGATAGTGGAATGGCGGGTATCCCCTTTAAGTTTGAAACGCTCAATGCTTATGCAACTATTGAGCGTGGCGAGCTGTTCATCTTCGCTGCCGAAGCCAAGCAAGGAAAAAGTATGATGCTTTTGAACTGTGCTGTGGATCTTCTCAAACGAGATGTGGCGGTTCTTTATATTGACAGCGAGTTGAACTCACGAATGTTCACCTGTCGTCTGATTTCTCATTTGACAGGTATTGAGTTTAGCAGGCTGAAAGCCGGTAGATATACCGATGATGAAAAAGAACGCATCGACAAGGTAATTGCGTGGTTAAAAACCAAGAAGTTTACTCACCTTTATATGCCGATGTTTGACGCGCAGAGTATTTACACTGCGGTAAAGAAAGTAAAGCATACGCAAGGGCTTGATGTTTTAATCGTTGACTACTTCAAGGGTAAAGGCGAAGGCGATGCTTTCGACTCATACCAAGAACTTGGTAGGTTTGTCGATATGGTTAAAAATCAAATTTGCGGTGATATGAACATTGCAGGAATTGGTGCTGCACAGGCTACTGCAACAGGTAAAGTCGCAGATAGTGCAAAGATTGGTCGTAATGCTTCGACCATTGCCCTTATCCAAGACAAAACACCAGAGGAAATTGAGGCGGACGGAATTGAGTGTGGAAACAAGAAACTCCGTATTTGCCTTAACCGTAATGGCGCACAAATGTCGTCAGATCAATACATAGATTTACAGTTCAACGGTAACATTATCAGTTACGAAGAAGCCAAGCAACATATTCCTGTAACTCCATATTGAGTTGGAGGTTTATATGGAAGTTGATGATATCTTAGAGCAGGTTGACATTTTAGAATACATATCTCAATACTGCGATTTTGAAGAAAAGAACGGAGAGTACTGGGCGCTTTCTCCTTTCAAAGAAGAAAAGACCCCCTCGTTCTCCGTTAACACCGAGAAACAGAGGTTTTATGATTTCAGTTCGGGTGCCGGTGGAAACCTTATTCATTTTATCAGACGGTATAACGACTGTGGTTTCATCGACGCAATTAACATACTGAAAAAATATGCCAATATTACCGAGGACTCCGAAAGAGCGATAGGTCGTCTCGAAAGCACGAAAGTGGCAAAGAGGTTTAAGAGAAAATCTCCAACATCAAAAGAGTCGAAATCAGTTGTTCTATCCCCCAATTATATGGAGCGTTATGAGTTTGATGAAGACAAACTTCAAGCGTGGGTAGATGAAGGTATTGACCTTGAAACGATGAAGAAATTTGGTGTTTGCTACGACTCGTTTTCCAACAGAATAGTGTTTCCTATCAAGAACTACGCCGGGGATATCATCAATGTGTGCGGTAGAACCCTTGAAAAAGACTTTAAGGAAAAGGGGTTAAGGAAATACACATATTTCAAACCTTTTGGCGGAAGCCTTGACACATTGTTCGGGTTCTCGGATAACAGGCAATCAATTATGGACAAGCGAGAGGTTATTGTTTTTGAAGGGTCAAAATCTGTAATGCTCGCCCATAGTTGGGGAATCGAAAATACTTGTGCGATCCTAACATCACACCTTAATCCTCAACAGTTTTTGTTTTTGGTGAAACTGGGTGTCAGAGTGGTTTTCGCATTAGATAAAGAAATAGACATTTATCAAGATCGTCATATTCAGAAATTGAAAAGATATGTCACCATTGAACATATCTGTGACGGCGATGATATTTTGGACGAAAAAATGAGCCCAGTTGATATGGGCAAAGAAATGTTTTTACGATTATACGAGGAAAGGAGACGGTTTTAATGGGTAGAAAGTTGATTGATTTAACCCACAAACAATATGGAATGCTGTTTGTTATTGAACGAGCTGAGGACTGTATTGATAACAAAGGTATTAGACGACCTGTGTGGAAATGCAGATGTGATTGTGGAAATGTCGTTTATGTCAAAGGCGCAAATTTACAAAATCATCAAACAAATTCCTGTGGATGCCTAAAAATTCAAAAAAGCAGAGAGCACATTAAAACTGTCTGCTACAAACACGGCGATTGTGCCAACGGAAATACAAGATTGTATCGCATTTGGTTGGGAATGATGGATAGATGCAAGAACACAAACGGGAAAGATTATTATCGTTATGGCGCGAGAGGAATTACTGTTTGTGACAAGTGGCTAAGTTATCCAGCCTTCAAAGATTGGGCGCTATCAAACGGATACGCCGACGGCTTATCTATTGATCGAATTGATAATCAGCGTGGGTATTCCCCTGACAATTGTCGTTGGGCAACAACGGAACAACAAGCAAATAATCGCACAAACAATAGGCTTTATCAATATCACAATCAAACACACACCATTGCAGAATGGTCGAGAATATTAAATATTCCATACCCCTGTTTATATAAAAGGCTTGTGACTTATGGTTGGGATTTTGAAAGAGCTATGGTATCGAAAGTGGGTGTTACATTATGAGTGAAAACTATGTAGTGTACCATCTTCATAGCGACTTATCAAATGGCGTTACGAATATTGATAGCACAACGAAGTTTCAAGAATATATTGATGCCGCCAAAGAGTGTGGTATGAAAGCAATGGCTTTCTCCGAACACGGCTCTGTTTTTGAGTGGTGGCATAAAAAATGTGCAATTGAAAAAGCAGGAATGAAGTACATTCACGCAGTTGAAGCGTATCTCACCGAGTCTCTGGACGAGAAAATCAGAGATAATTACCACTGCGTTTTAATTGCCAAAAACTTTGAGGGTTTTAAGGAGCTGAACAAGCTTGTATCACAGTCCTTTAACCGCAAAGATAATCACTTTTACTATGTTCCAAGAATTTCATTTGAGGAACTTTTTAATACAAGCGAAAACATCATTTTTACCACCGCTTGTGTTGGTGGCGTAATGCATAAGGCGAATGAAACCGTAAGGTCGAAGTTCTTAAAATTTATGTGCCAACACAAGGATAGGTGTTTCTTTGAGGTCGGACATCACATCGACGAGAAACAGGTTCAATATAACCAATATCTCAAAAAATTATCTGATGAATATGGTATCCCGCTAATCGCAGGTACTGATACTCATGTATTAAATGAGGTACACGAAAAAGGACGAAGCATTCTACAGCGCTCAAAGAACATTTACTTTGAGGGCGAAGATAAATGGGATTTGAAATTCCACAGTTTCCCAGAATTAGTTGAAGCGTATAAACTACAAGGCTCATTATCTAAAGAAGATTATATGAGAGCAATCAATAACACAAATCTTCTTGCTGATATGGTTGAAGAATTTACACTCGATACTAATACGAAGTACCCACACATCTATGACAATCCAAAAGAAACCTTTAGACAAAAGGTTATGGAAGCAAAAGCTAAAAATCCTTATATCAAGGAACGATACACCGAGGAACGCATCAACAAAGTTATTGAAGAAGAGTTTGAGGTTTATGAAAAAACCCAGTCAATCGACTTTATGTTGTTACAGACATATCTTCGTGAATGGGAGACAGCAAACGGTATTCAATGCGGATACGGCAGAGGATCTGTATCGGGCAGTATGATTGCTTACATCTTAGGAATTACAAAGATGGATAGTTTGAAGTTCGACCTTAACTTTTTCCGCTTTATGAACCCGTCTCGTGTAACCAATGCCGATATTGATACCGACTATTCTGGCAAAGACAGAGACACTGTAAAGCAGTTCTTGTTGAGAGACAAAATGAACTTGCCGGGGATTAGGTCGGCAGAAATCATCACATTCAATACTATCGCTATGAAAGGCGCAATTAAAGATGTTTGCAGAGCGTTAAATGTTCCGCTCGATGAAGCACAACAACTTAGTAATGCAGTCTTCCAGAATGATAAGAAGCAATGGGAAATCGACGATAAATGGCGCAGTGAGTATCCAGAGGTTTTCACTTATGTTGATATTGTTGATGGCACAATCGTTTCTATCGGCACCCACCCAAGTGGTGTGTTGATTAGCGACTTGCCCATTGACGAAACGGTGGGTTTGTGTAGTATTTCTACCTCAGATTACCCTGTTTCAATGATAAATATGAAAGAGCTTGACGACCTAATGTATGTCAAGCTTGACATTCTCGGCTTGGATAACATCGGCGTTATCAATGAAACTTGTAAAATCCTTGGGATTGACAGACTGGATCCAGACAATGTGGACTTAGACGATGAAGCCGTTTGGAAAAGCATTCGTGATGATACGACTCTGATTTTCCAATGGGAGTCAAATTCGGCGCAGGCATACTTGAAGAAGTTTATGTCTGACAAAACGATTGCCAAAGCCAAAGAGGTTAATAAAGACTTCTCATATATCAAGTGGTTGTCTTTTGGTAATGGTCTTATTCGTCCCGGTTGTGCAAGTTTCCGTGATGATATCGCCAATGGTAATGTCAATATCACGGGGTTCAAGGAATTGGACGATGCTTTGGCTATGACATTTGGTCGCATCACAATGCAGGAAGACATTATGCGTTTCTGTAAAAACTTCTGTGGATATTCAGACGCAGAGAGTGATACGGTCAGACGAGGAATTGCAAAGAAGAAAGGTACAGAGCAATTCATCGGTGAAATTCACGATAGATTTCTTAACTTCTCAAACACCACATTTAATGTGTTGACAGAAAAGCTCGAAGAAATCTTCCCACCAATTAAACAAGGCATCTTGGACGCAAGTGATTATGCATTCTCTTGGAACCATAGTGATGCCTACAGTTTGATTGGTTACATCTGCGGATATTTGCGTTACTATCACCCAATTGAGTTTATTACTGCTGCCTTAAATATCTTTAAGGACAATGCAGAAAAAACGGCGTCGATTGTTAAGTATGCAAAGAAAGCAGGAATTAAAATCACATCTCCTAAGTTCGGCTATTCAAAGAGCGACTACTTCTTTATGAAAGAGGAAAATGTGATTGCAAAAGGATTAAGCTCTGTGAAATATATGAGCTCCGGCATTGCCGATGAACTCTACGAGCTTTCCAAGAAAAATACATACACACATTTCATTGATTTGTTATCAGATATTAACTCCTATACGGCAGTTAATTCAAGACAGATTGACATTTTAATTAAGATAGACTACTTCTCCAAGTTTGGTAATCAAAGAGAGTTGCTTAGAATTTGCGACATCTTTGAGCTATTCAAAAAAGGAACTGCAAAGCAGATTAAGAAAGAGTCTATCAAGGACTCTCCGATTGACACTATTGTTAAGAAATATTCAAATGACAAAACAAAAAGTGGTGCTGAGTCAAAGAGCTACATTCTGTTAGATATTCCTGCGATTATGCGAGAGTGCGAACAGATGATTAAGGAAACCGGTATGCCAGACTTGAGCGATCTTCTCAAGGTCAGAAACTTTGCAGACATTATGGGCTACACAGGCTATGTGTCAGGCAAAGAAGAAGACAGACGCAAACTCTACATCAAAGAGGTTTACCCTTTGAAGAGGAAAAAGGACGGCGTTCAGTTTGGGTATAGCGTCATTACTCAGTCTATCGGTAGCGGTGTAGAAAGTCGCTTCACAGTTTTCAATCGAGTGTTTAATAACGACCCGATTCAGAAAGATGATGTAATTCTCTGCACTGGTTACGAAAGAGACGGCGCTTACTTTACTATGACTGGTTACACACATATCTACGCTTAATTGCGTATGAAATGGAGATTTTATTAACAAAAACGGAGGTACTACGATTTGGATAAAAAGAAATGCAATATGTGCGGTAAAGAGTTTGACATCTGGGACGAACAGGAAAACTTTTGCTTTGAACATAAAGTGGGTTACGGGTCAATTCACGACGGCGAACAGGTTTCTCTAAACCTGTGTTGTGATTGCTTTGATAAGGTGATTGATATCGTAGCTCCGATGTGTCAAGTAAATCCGCTAAGTGAGGTTTGATATGCCACCAAGAGATAATACTGAAATGCCACGCGAATATACCGTGAGATGGGACGATGGAAGACAAACCACCGTACAAGACGGTATTCGTGGTCGTCGTGCAAACATTGGGATTATCGACGAATGGACTACTCACCAAGACAGACATTGGATTGATGATTTACTTCGCAATATACATATAGAACCTACCCCAGAAAGAGAAGTTCAGGACGCTCAGGAGAGAGTGTATGAATTTGTTGGATGGGGCGAAACAAATCCAATAGTGACGCGTAGAGCAGATGAAGCAACATTCACTGCAACAAACGCAACTTTTAACACCGATCTATTCCGTACACTAATGGGAGATTGGAAATTAGATATGGACGCACTGTATGTTTGTCCTGTCGATGTTGAGCCAGAAGATGTCGATCCAGACGAATTTGAAAAGATATTAAACGGAGGTTGAATATGAAAAGCAGTACTGAAAAGAAATTGCGAGAAGCATTCAACGAAGGATTTGAAGCCACCCGTCGCACAGGTCTTCTTCAGGGAGCCGTTGCGATCTCCAAGGTGGTTTTAGATAAAGCCAATGACACAAGTAAGACACCCGAAGAGCGTCTTACCGATATCATTCAGTTTTGTGAGGTGTCATTAGGCAACAAGAAATGAAAGCGAGGTACCCTAAGCAGTGATTAGAAAAGCATATCTTGTAGCTGTTCTTATCGTTCTTTCGGCAATTGTGACAATTGTTGTATGGGGCGCAAGTGGTGTTGAAGCGAATGGAACTAACATTCCAGAAACAACTGCTGTTGCTACAACAAAAGATACTAATGAAAAACCTTTAGAACTAAAGGAAACAACCGAACCCGAAACAGAGCTTACAACTGAAGCTCTCACAGAAACAACTGATGTGGCTGACGAGTCAACCGCAGAAACAACCGAGCCTGTTACAGAGCTGGTTATTCCTACTGAGCCAAAGAAAAACTATACAGATGATGATTTGTTTTACTTGGCTGCTGCGGTTTGCAGAGAAGCTGGCGGCGAATCTGAGGAGATACAACTACTGGTTGCCAATGTCGTCATCAATAGGGTTAATTCATCAATTTACCCAGACACAATTTACGGTGTTCTAACAGACTATCGACAGTATGGAATGATGTGGAAATATGGTGTTTCGTTCCCAAGTTGGGCAGACCAAAACACTATTGACCATTGTTACGATGTCGCACGCAGAATTTTAGAGGGCGAAAGAGTTTGCCTGGACAATGTTCTGTTTCAAGCAGAATTTGAACAAGGATCTGGAGTTTACAAACAGTTCGACGGTTTCTACTTCTGCTATTACGGATAAAAGGAATTAAGGAATTTGAACAACCAAAATATACAGTTGTTCGATAACTATGGCATCCTCTTTATTGACGATACTCCATTTTACTTTGACATAGAAGACCTCTCTATTATTCAAAGCAGGAGTTGGTATAAGGACAAAGACGGTTACTTAGTACATAGTTACTTCTATTTCGGTCAGCGTCGATTTGTCCGATTTCATCGGCTCATAATGAATGCGCCACCAGATAAAACTGTTGACCATCGAGATTTGAATAGAGCCGATAACCGAAAGAGGAATTTGAGGGTTTGCGAGCGTGCAGAAAACGATAGAAATCGTGGGCTGTACGCTACGAATACCTCTGGAATAACTGGTGTCCACTATGACCAAAAACGAGAAAAGTGGGTAGCCAGTATTACATATAACTGCAAACGATTATTTATCGGACGCTACGAATTTAAGGAAGAGGCTATCAGAGCCCGTCTCATAAAAGAGGTCGAATTATTTAAGGAATTTGCCCCACAAAGGGCATTGCTGGAGGCACTATTAAATGAAGTTTGAAAACACTGAGGTGTGGGGTTTTAAGCACGCCCTACGAGGGATGCGCAACCCGAAGAACAGTTGGGATAAAAGCGATAGTTACTTTGATTGTGACTCTTGCTTATGTAACGACTGTGTTAACAAAGATAAGAACCCCTGTGGGCATAATGCGTTGTATATCGGTGAAAACGATATGAAACTCGCTCAGTCGCTCATTCGTGGCGGTTCTGAACATAGAAAGTTTATGCGACAGATTTTTGTGTCTGTTGACATCACAGCTCCACTCTACTGGTGGAAAGAGTTTGATACATACAAGGTTGGTACTGTAGCCAACTCAACAAGTACGATGCACAAGATGGCATCTAAGCCTATCACAGTTGATTGCTTTGAAATTGACGATTATGACTGCTCATTACAACTTATTGACCCAATCAATATTGGCGTAAGAGTTGACTCATTTATTGATGATTTGGAGCAACTTCGTCAGTTGCATTTGCAGTACCTCGAAGCATCTAAGCGCGAAGGTATTACAGAAGCCGAGAAGAAACACTTACAGAGAGTTGCTAAGCGCTACTGGAAAGAGTTAATTCGTTGGCTACCTGAGTCTTGGTTGCAGACACGCACGGTTACTTTCAACTACGAAAACCTGCTTGCTATGTTCCGTCAAAGAAATGCTCATAAACTATCTGAATGGAAAGATAGTTTTTGCGATTGGATTAAAACGCTGCCGTATTCTAATGAACTGATACAGTGTAAGTAACAATGGAACGCTATGTATTATACGCACACATCAATAAACTCAACGGCAAAAAGTATGTTGGAATTACTGCACAAAACCCAGAAACTCGATGGCGAAATGGTGCCGGATATATTAAATCTCCGCGCTTTTATAATGCAATTTTGAAATATGGTTGGGAACAATTCGATCACATCATTTTACAAACTGATATGTCGTATGAAGAAGCGTGTGAAGCAGAACAACAGACTATTTCTCAAGAAAAACTAACCGATCCGCAATATGGTTACAACCTTGATAGTGGCGGTCGAAGCGGAAGGATTATGTCTGTGGAAAGCAGATTAAAAGTTTCAGAACATCACGCAGACTTTTCAGGTCAAAACCACCCATTATACGGTAAAAAACACTCTGAAATTACAAAGCAAAAAATCCGAGAGAAAGCCATTGGGAGAAAACAATCTGTAAAACAAAAACTTCAACATAGTAAGGCTATGATGGGTTCAAATAATCCACGCGCAAAAGCGGTTTTATGTATCAACACGGGAGTTGTTTTCCCAACTGCAAGAGATGCAGCAAAGTGGCTAAATCAATTCGATGGTAGCTATATTGGGAAATGTTGTAAAGGCTTAGTAAAAAGCGCAGGATTTCACCCAGAAACAAATGAGCCACTTTGTTGGAAATATATCAATTCAG